CGCATTTCATACTTTTGTGATGCAGTAAAAAATGTTCTAGCGCCTTCAACGGTAGCAATATCTTCAAAATACTTCCGCTGAATCGTTCGATACTCCTCTCGTAAAGAGCCATCCTCGTACAACCAATTCTCTTTAACTGGGTACTTCAAAGTAATCGGGTAACCATTTGATGTTTGTTTGTTACACTCAGCTTCCGCTGCATCAAGAGTGATTACCTTTGAATTACACATATAAGGACGATAATGATCCTCTGTCATTTGACAGGCCATGTCCCATATCTCCTCATCAATCACTGGTTGTACTTTCTCATACTTACACAGTGATTTATACCCAGTATCCGGTGTTGGCACCGCCATAGCATATTTATGCTCCCACTTCATTCCACGAGTGGACATCCATAACAAAACACTTGGATCAATCATAGAACGATCCTTATACCTTGGCTCACGTATAGAAACATGACCACCAAAATAACACACTCCTTGTGTAAAATGTTTCTGAAAATATGCGGAAGGCCCAGCTTCCTGGTTAACACCATGGAAAAATGGTAGATTCGTTTGCCAGTACTTGCTTGCCCGCTGAACATGCTCCTTCAAACTTACTGAGCAGGGCCTTGCAAGTTTAACGCATTCGACTCGGTTTTAATACCGTTCATAGCCGCTTTACATTTCTCACCAATCCGGAGAAATGCGTTACACTGACCAACATCACCACGGTGGATACCTAAAAGGTACCCATCCTCATGCCAAACACCTGCACCACAGTCCCCTGGTTCCGTGGCGCAACTATAAGTAACCTCGGAATCTTCATCCTTTGGTACTTGTAGTATAAATCCCTCCGCAATCGTAAAAGTCGGACGCTTCGAAATAACAAAGCACTTATCCCCAACCTGCGGATCCTTATTCCTTACACGACTGGGTGCGGGACCATAAACATTGTCCCAGCGAGAAATTGCACGATCAAATGCAACCTTCTTAAACGTAATATTACACCACCGGACTTCACCGTTCACAACATGTGGCATAAAACACACACCTTTGTGTTCTATCACGTTATGGTCATTAGTAATTAGATGACCAGAGAAATAAGTACAGTGCCCAAGTCTATTAACTTTTCCTTCAATAAAGTCTTCCATATTTTTATTTAAATAAATAGGAAAGACAGCCTTGGACGCCGTCTCAATTGACAATTTCTTATTACCAT